TAAAAGAGCGGCGAGAAAGCGCGCGGTGGTGCGGCGGGTGTTTTTTGTTGTATGTAGCATTGTAAATACAGGGGCCCGTATTTATGGTGTAGGCGATCGCGTAAGCTAAGGAGAGGGAATATGTAAAAATGAAATTTACCGCACAATGAAACCAGGGCGAGCCGAATATGTCCACATACATTTCAAAGCTTATACATTATGAGCTTGCCCTGTATCGTTGTACGCTGACATCTGATGACTAGAACTAGTAGTCCTCCAATAACTATATAGCCTAACAACAACCAACTAGTCATCGGATTTGAGCGTACAAAGTATTAAGGTGAAAAGGTATGAGCACAGAAGTTAAATGTATTAAACGTAAATGCCTGAATAACAAGAACGGCGTTTGCACAGCACAACTAATTGAATATGACGGCCTGTGTCAAACGTATATCACACACGACCACGCACATAAAAGTAATTGTGGATTATGCACTCGTTCGCACGGCCGATTTAAGAGAAACAGCCGTGATGTATTAAGATAGCCAGGAGGTGAGATAGTGGCTGCATTAGCAAATAAACGACATGAAAAATTTTGTCATGAGTACATCAAGGATATGAATGCGAAACAGGCTGCTATTCGAACTGGTTACTCTGAGAAATCTGCTGAGTCTCAATCCTCAAGACTGTTAAGGAATGACAAGGTTAAAAAACGGGTTGCCGAGCTCCGCGACGCCTACTTCAATGAAAACATCATGACGGCTCAGCAGGTCGAGTATGAGTTAACAAGGATAGCCCTCGGGCTATCAAATGAAAAGCAAGTCGTTATCGAAGGTACGGGGGACGGATACTCCGAAGCTCGCATCATCGATAAACCGCCTGACGAGAAGTCGAGACTTAAAGCCCTAGAACTTATGGCCAAACGGCATAGAATACTCAGTGGTGACACAACTATCGATATTAAGCCTGTACTCATCGTAGGTGGTGACGATATTGCAGACTAATAGAGTGTACTTGCCTGATATCGTAGGCAAGGGATACGGTGCTTTTTGGCGGTTTAAAGGCCGTTATAAAGTAGTCAAGGGCAGTCGTGCCAGTAAGAAGTCTTCTACACAGTCTCTAAAAGTTATCATAGAGATAATGGAGAACCCTTGTATAAACTGGCTAGTCGTTCGTAAGACAGAACGAACTTTGCGTGACAGTTGTTTCGCGCAACTCAAATGGGCTATGCGCCAGTTGAAGGTAGAGCGGTACTTCAAATGCTCCGTATCGCCACTTGAGATAACGTATATTCCAACAGGACAGAAGATTCTATTTCGTGGTCTCGATGATCCTTTAAAGGTAACGTCTATTACTGTTGAAGTCGGTGCTTTGTGTAGGCTATGGATTGAAGAAGCTTACGAAATTATGAGTGAAGATGCCTTCAACAGACTGGATGAATCTATTCGTGGTCAGTTGCCTGACGGCTTGTATCACCAGGTAGTCTTAACTTTTAACCCGTGGTCAGATAGGCACTGGCTAAAAAAACGCTTCTTTGATGAACCCAGTGAAAATGTATTGGCCATGACTACGAATTACCTGTGTAACGAGTTCCTGAGTGAATCGGACTTAGTGTTATTCGAAGAAATGAAGAAGAACCCTAAGCGGTACCAAGTAGCCGGCTTAGGTAACTGGGGAGTTGTTGAAGGCCTGGTTTATGAAAACTGGAAAGAACAAGAATTTAATGTTGATGTAATTAGAGGTCAAACCGGTATCAAGTCCGCGTTTGGCCTTGATTTTGGTTATACAGTAGACCCTACAGCGCTAGTGTGCATGCTTGTTGATATGGAATATAAGAAAATCTACATATTCGATGAGCTGTACGAAACAGGGCTTACGAATCAACAATTAGCATCTCGTATCATTGATAGGGGCTACGCAAAAGAGAAGATTCGAGCCGATAGTGCTGAGCCTAAATCCATTGAGGAACTGTACCAGGAAGGGTTAAAAGGAATAACCAGGGCACGTAAAGGTAAAGACAGCATATTAAATGGTATTCAGCGGATACAGGACTACGAATTAATCGTTCACCCAAGATGCGTTAATGTGCTGCGTGAATTATCTACGTACCAATGGGCGAAGGATCGCTTTGAGAAATACACAGGGAAACCTGAAGACGAAAATAACCATGCTATGGATGCTATGCGGTATGGTTTGGAAGATATTAATGTAGAAAGGTGGTCGTTTGATTGATATTATCTCAGCTATGGGACCGCATCATAAAAGGTTCAGCGACTATGTCGGAACGAGAGTTCCTACAAGCACAGCTGCGTAATTTTCTAGGTAGCGAACAGCGTAAAACGATGTGTACCGCTATCGATTACTATGACGGTAAACATGACATTCTGAATAAGCAACGATACGTTGTAGGTGAAGGCAATACACGAATAGCCTTGCAAGGCGTTCCTAATAATCAGATTGTGGATAACCGATTTGACGATTTGGTAGACCAAAAAGTTAACTACTTATTGTCTAAGCCGTTGGATATTAACGCAGATGATGACGAGCTCGATAAGATGTTTGGTATTCAGTTCCAGCGTTTATTGAAGTCTGTTGGCAAGTTTGCAACGATGGCGGGCAAGGCGTATATACACCCTTACATTGGTATCGATGGCACGCTAAAGTTTAAGATGATGAAACCGCATCAGGTTTTACCATTTTGGGCAGATGAGGAGCACACACAACTAGATGCGTTCCTTTACTTGTACGATATTGAGTACTACACAGGATTAGAAACTAAGACTATTCACAAAGTCGAATACTACACACCGAATGGTATCCAGTATTACATATGGGATACGGAACGTTTACTTCCTGATCCGGATAAAGAAAACACTGCCAATTTTGCTATTGCCGACAAACCGTATAACTGGGAACGTATTCCTCTCATTATGTTCCGTGCGAATGAGTTCGAACAGCCGCTTATTGTTAAGGTCAAGTCCTTACAAGATGCACTTAACCGATTACTATCTAACTTCCAAGATAATATGGAAGAAGATATCCGCAGCACGATTTTGATATTACAGAACTATGACGGCGAAAATCTCGCTGAGTTCCGTCAAAATCTTGCTTCGTATGGTGCAATCAAGGTTCGCACAGTAGATGGTGTCAATGGCGATGTGAAAGCCTTAAAAATAGAGGTGAATAGCGACAACTACCAATTACTGATTAACATTCTGCGTAAAGCTATTATCGAGAACGGCCGAGGCTTTGACGCTAAGGACGATCGTATGGCTAACAATCCTAATCAGATGAACATCATGTCGATGTACTCTGATATTGATTTAGACGCCAATGAAATGGAGCTCGAATTCAAATCTAGCTTGCACGATTTGATGTGGTTCGTTAACACCTATCGCGGATTAACTAACCAAGATACAGTCGAAGAAGTGGACTTCATCTTCAATCGTGACCTTCCTATCAATGAAGGCGATACAATTAACAACTGCAAAAACTCCGTAGGTATCATCTCCAACGAAACCATTATTGCAAATCATCCGTGGACAACAGATGCTGCGGAAGAGCTTGCGAAAGTAAAAAAGGAACAGTCCGAAGTAACAGCAGATTTTGTTGTACCGAACGGCGGTGAGGCAGATGGCGAATGATTACTGGGAGAAACGGTATGAGCGGTTACTAGATGAATCGTTTCAAAAAGCTAGTTTGACCGATGACGAAATCAAAGCTAATTATGCCAGGGCGTTACGACGGATTGAAAAGGCTATCAACGATTGGTATCGCCGGTTCGCCACAGAAAACGGACTTCAACTAGCCGAAGCAAGGAAACTACTGAACGCCTACGAGATGAAAGCCTTTAAAATGGATTTAGCTGAGTTCAAGGCAGAAGCTAAGAAACTAGGCGTATCTGAAGAACATCAACAAATGCTATCAAACGCATCCATTCGTGAGCGGTTAAGCCGTGAACAGATGCTATATATCAATGTGGTTCACGAGCTCGAAATACTGGCTCAAAAGCAGAGTATTTCACTTAATGACCTATTAAAAGATGTGTATCAGTCCTCCGCGTATAAGTCCGCATACACAGTGCAGACGCAACGCGGAGAATACTCGCCTATTAATACGATTGATAGTAAACGCGTTGAAAGTGTGGTTCACAGTCAATGGGCAAGCGACGGCAAGGACTTCAGTAGTAGGATTTGGGGCGATACAAGTAAGCTAGTAGCTAACTTGCAGAATGATTTCACCCAAGCCCTCATTATTGGGCAAGGGGCGGACACGATGGCAGATAATCTGCATAAGCGGATGAAAACATCGTACAGTAGCGCTAAGCGATTAATCGAAACAGAGACGGCACGGGTTCACGAGCAAGGGTTTCTTGATAGCGTGAAAGACCTGGACGTCGAGGAGTTAGAGATACTGGCCACACTCGATAGCCATACTTCCTCCATCTGCAGACACATGGATCGTAAACGTGTCAGAGTCGTAGATGCTAAACCGGGCGTTACCGTTCCGCCGTTCCATTGCTATTGCCGGTCTACTACAATTCCATATATTCCAGGTCTCGAAGGCACTCGAACAGGTAGAAATCAGAACGATAAGAGTACTGATTTTGACGGAGCGATTACCTACGAGGAATGGGAAAAAGAATATATCAATTAGCAGCGGAAACGCTGCTTTTTTATTGCCATTTTAGTATTGTTGGGCGATAACTAACAAGACCGTAGCCGTGAGGTGTGGCTCACGAAAATAAAGCGAAATGGGTATTTTTTAAGGAGGTCACTATGACTAAGGAAGAATTGTTAGCACTAGGATTAACTGAAGAACAGACTGCTAAGGTCGTTGAAGACTATGGCAAGAATTATGTGTCTAAGGATCAATTCAATGCTAAAAATGAGGAACTCAAATCCGTTAAAGGGGAGCTCACGACTCTTAATAGCGAAATTGATAACCTCAAAAAATCTAATGCGGATAATGCGGAGCTTGCGAAACAAATTGAAACGATGAAAGCTGATGCGGAATCTCGTAAAGCTGAATACGAGGGTAAAATCGCACAACTTGAAATCGACAATATTGTGAACGTAGCATTGTCCAACGCAAAAGCTAAAAACAACGTTGCAGTCCGTGCGCTATTGGATTTAACCGATGCAAAAGTGAAGGACGGCAAAATCAAAGGATTAGATGAACAACTTGCTGAAGTTGCCAAAGCTAATCCTTATTTATTTGGGGAAGCGTCCGCCCCTAAAGGTGTAGCACCAGGTAATCCTGGCGGTAAAGCACCAAGTGGCGCAGTAACTAAAGAAGACTTCGCTAAAATGACGTACTCTCAACGGGCGGAGTTATTCGCAAACGACATTGATCTTTACCATTCATTAACAGGAGGAAACGCTAATGAATAAACAATTCTCTTTTAATTTACAAACATTCGCAGCAGGTCCTACGCAAACTGCTAATGTAGTTAACCCTCAAGTAATGGCGGACATGGTATCCGCAGGTTTACCAAAAGCTATTAAATTTACTTCTATCGCTAAAATCGATAACAAATTGGCAGGCGTGCCAGGTAACGAAATCACTATTCCAGCATGGGGCTACATCGGTGACGCGGAAGACATCGCAGAAGGCGTAGAAGTAACTGCAACTCAAATGTCCACATCCGTCGCTAAAGCTAAAATTAAAAAAGCAATGAAACGCGTTGACATCACAGACGAAGCTAAATTGTCCGGTTATGGCGACCCAGTAGGCGAAGCTACTCATCAATTACGTTTGTCCTTGGCTTCTAAAATCGACCAAGACGTAGTAACAGCCCTTGGCGGTGCTACTCTTGCAGTAACTGATACTAAAGTTATCTCCTATGAAGGTGTCGTTAACGCAGTAGACAAATTGAACGAAGAAGACTACGTTGAAAAATATTTGTTCGTAGCACCTTCTCAAATTACTGCACTTCGTAAAGACCCTAACTTCATCGACAAAACAAAATACGGTAACGACGTTATGATGACTGGTGAAATCGGTATGATTGCCGGCTGTCGTGTCGTAACATCTCGCCGCATCAATGATACTGGCGCAACTATCGACAACTTCATCGTTGGCGTATCTGCAGAAGTGGAAGATGGTACTCCTGTATTACCTGCTGTAACAATTTACATTAAACGTGACGTTGTTGTTGAATACGATCGTGTTCCTGAAAAAGGTATCGACAAATTCGTTGCTAACGAACACTACGTTGTTGCGTTGACTAACCAATCCAAAGTTGTAAAAGCTACATTCAAAAAATAGTAGGTGAATAATATGACCACGAAAGAGACAGTTTTACAAATTCTTGAATCGTGGCTCGGGTATGATGCAATTTCTGATATAAATATCATTGAGTATATGATTGATGCGGAAACACAACATATCCTCAATGATATCAATCAGAAGGAATTACCTAGCGAATTACAGCACGTTCTCGTATATCGTGTAATTGGCAGCTATATCACCACAAACAAAAACAAATTGATTGAAGCTGACGGAGAAATGGCGAGCTCCATTAAAATGGGCGACACTGAAGTTCAATTTAAAGGAACCGACAAGGCATCTCGTCTCCAAGAGCTGGCCACCGCTTTGAGTGGATATGGAAGGGGTGACCTAGCATGCTTCCGACGGCTAAGATGGTAGACGCTGCTAGAAAGCAGTTAGAACGATTATACGATTGTACGTGTTATGTTATCTCCGAAGTGGATGCAATGGACCCCGATACTGGAATTATGAGTAAAACTGCCAGTAGAGAGGGTCCTTTTGCTTGTAGAATTAGCTATAAAACTCTCTCTACAGGTCAAATCGCTGAGATTGCAAAATTTAGTACCACCACGGTACTTTTCACCGCTCCGGATGTAATCATACCTAATGGGGCTCGAATTGAGCTTATAGGGCGAAATACGAAGCAACTTTTTCGCAGTGCCTCGATTTCTGCACGATATGACACCCATCAAGAGGTGCAACTCGAAAATTTAGAGGTGCATTGACATGAGTGTTGAATTTAACATGGAAGATTTTGCTGAATTTAATCGAAGCCTGGTCAAACTGAGTCAATCGGGTAGCCTTCAGAATTTCAACAAGCAAGTTGTGAAGGAAATGGCCAGCGTGTATGTGCGTGAAGCTAAATTGAATACACCAGTCGGAAAACGATCGGTTAAATTCATGCAAAACGGCCAAGTACAAACAAAGTACTTTGATAGCGAGCATACTCGCCAATCGTGGAGTGTTGGTGGATATCGACTGGACGATAGAACCGGACGGGTTAGGGTGTTTAACACGTCCTCCTACGCCTCGTTCCTTAATGATGGCCATCGGCAAGAAGTTGGGAGATTTCTTCCGTGGATAGGTCAATCTAAAGGCGGAGTTATGCAAGGCGGTAGACTGAAAAAGCCTTGGGTAGATGGTGCGTACATGCACGAGAAAGCCGAAAAGGCACTCAGTAAAAACGCTAAACGTATTATGGAAATTACATTAAAGAAATGGATTGAAAAGCATGGTGGATTCTGATGTATTAACAGCTGTATCTAAAGCCGTACATACGGCACTTAACGTGCCTATATACCTAGAATTCAAAGAAAACAATATGACATTCCCCTGCGCATACATTAAGGTGATTGAGCCTAGTATGGGAAGACATGTCGGCGATCTTTATAACACTTCTTTGGATTTAGACATCATGTATTACGCCAATAATCTTGATGTGGTTACTGATACGCGAAAACTCATTGATATTCCTAGCGTGCTGTATCTGTTACTCGAATTTGTACAAGTTGGGGAACGTACAATTATGGGCACTGGAATGAAGTACAAAATTTCAGATGGTGTGCTGCACTTCTTTGTGACGTATGAAAACATACTTCGGAGAGTGGCCAAACCGGTCGAGCGGATGAAGCATATGGAATTAACAGAAAGGGTAAAAGATGGCAGATGAAAAAGAAACAGTCGAAGTAACGACTGAACAACAATTTGATGCTTACGCTATCATTGCATCTGACAAATACAGACGGTATCGTGATTTACTCACTTGCCTTCTTAATGAAGATGAAATGTATACGGAAAGCGACATTGATAGAATTTTAAATCAGGCATTAACAACGCCTGTGAAAGGTTAGTGAAATATGGCATTAGGTGGTGGCACATTCTTATTCCACAATAAAGTATTGCCAGGTACTTATATTAATTTCGTATCTAAAGACCGAGCATATGCAGAAGTATCTGACCGCGGCTTTGGTGCGATGATGCTCTCCTTTGATTGGGGCCCAAGCGGCGAAGTGTTTCGTGTAGACAATGACACATTCCAAAAGGATTGCCAAAAATACTTTGGTTATGACTACGGCCATGACAAAATGAAAGGCTTACGTGACTTGTTCCGTGGTCTTAAAACTGGTTACTTCTACCGCTTAAACTCTGATGGTGCGCAAGCTACAAGCACAATCGGCAAAGCAAAATACAAGGGTATTCGTGGTAACGATTTGGGTGTATCTGTTCAAGCTGATCCAGATAACACAGGTAAATTCATCGTAACTACTTACCTTACTACTGGCGATGTTCGTAAAGCAGTAGATATTCAAAAGAACTTGAAGAATGCGACAGAACTGCAAGATAACGATTACATCGTATTCACTAAAACTGGCGCATTAACTACTACAGCTTATACTGCACTATCCGGTGGTACTAACGGCTCCACAATCACCGTTAAGAACTACCAAGACGGCATTGATATGCTTGAACCTTACTACTTCAATACGTTGGGTTACGCCGGTGCGGACGACACAATTAAGAACTTGCTTATTGCATTTACTAAACGTTGCCGTGAACAAAGTGGCGCTAAATTCCAATTAGTGATTCATGGTAAGACTGGGGTCAACTATGAAGGTGTTATCTCCATCCTTAATGACGTAACCGATGAAGGTGCCGAAAGAGGCTCTTTGGTGTACTGGACATTAGGTCAAGAAGCATCTTGCAATATCAATGCTACAGTAGGCAACATGATTTATGATGGTGAATACACTGTAAACGTTAAGTACAAACAGTTCGAACTTGAGCAAGCTATCAAAGACGGTATGTTCATGTTCCACAATGTTACTGACTCTGTTGGCGGTAATATCCAAGGCGACGTTCGTGTATTGAAAGACATCAACACATTTACTGAATTCAGTAAAGTTAAAAACCGCGACTTCTCTCTTAACCAAGTCATTCGTGTATTGGATAACTGGGCAGTTGACGGCGCTAGATTGTTCAATAAAACACATCTTGATAAATCCCCTAATGACCAAGCTGGTCGTGAGTCCTTATGGGGCGACCTTGTATATCTTGCTGAGCAGTACCAAAAAGTACGTGCTATCCAAAACTTCGATGATAAGGATATCCCAGTACCTACGCAAGGCGATAACAAGGAAGATGTATTGGTTAACGTACAATTACAGCCAACTGTGGCTATGGAAAAATTGTACATGACTGTTGTAGTAGCCTAGGAGGATAACGCATGGAAAATGAAATTTTAGATGCATTGAAAACGATGGATGCAGCTGACGTTGTTTCTTCTAAATTAGCGTCTTGCTATATCGTAGAGAACGGTAACCGATACTTACTGTTTCAAGCTAAGAAACTTAGCGCAAAAATTAAAAAGAATAAAGAAAAAGTGGCAATCTTGGGCCGTATCGGTGCAGGCAATAAGTCTACCTCCGTAGAATACAGCGGTAGCTTAACAATTTACCACAACACAGCTTTATTCGATAAGATGGTTGAAAAATACTTGAAAACGGGTGTGGATACATACTTTGACATGCAAGTAGTTAATAACGATCCAACTTCTAAAGCCGGTCGCCGTTCTGTGATTCTAAAAGGTGTGAACCTTGATGAATTAACAGCAGCAGAGTTCGACGCTGAAGGCAAATACATCGAACAAGAACACAACTTCACTTATGAAGGTGTTAAGTATGTTCAACACTTTAATGAATTAGACGGGATGCAAGCCTAGTGCTTGCTCCCTTTTTTTAGGAGGTTTTTACAATGGCTGAAAATTTAAGCGCATTCCTTAAACAAAACGTTGATGTAGTCAATGAGACTGAATACGTAGCATCTAAACGAATCAAAGTGAATGGCGAGCCAGTAGCATGGAAGATTAAAACATTAGCTACTGAGGAAACAGAAAAGATGCGTAAGAAATACACTAAACGCATTACTGACCGCATCACTCGTCAATCTGAAGAACGATTCGACGCGACTGCATACAACGAAGATGTGCTATCTAAGGCAATCACTTATCCTAATCTTTATGATGCGGAACTTCAAGATAGCTGGGGCGTTACTGAACCAGTTGAGCTCGTAAAAGCAATGCTCACTCCAGGTGAATACGCTGACCTTTTGGCAGCAGTAACAGAAGCCCAAGGCTATGACGTAGGCATGGAAGATAAGGTAAAAGAAGTAAAAAACTCCTAGAATCCAATGAAACAGAAACGATGTTCGCATATTTGGCATTTGTTAAATACCATATGCGACCTTCTGTTTTTGCGGATATGGACATGAATGAAAAGGCTGTAGTAATTGCCTTTATTCAGCAACATGCTAAAGACGAGCAAGACGAAATGAATAAGGCAAAAAGGGGGTAATGAATGGCTACACTTTCTAACTATATAAGCCTCTCTACTAATATTCCTAATGCTATGAACGCAGCCGCAAACGCAACAACTAAAGCCTATCAATCCATGAACACGCTACATAATAAGATGGACGGCGTATCGAGTGCTAGTGAAACACTAAAAGCTAGCATGGGCGGAATCATGAACAGCTTTGCTGGTAACCTGTTGGCTAATACAGTAATGAATGGCATTGGCGCTATAAAAGGTGCTATCGAATCGATTCAAGATACTGCTACAGAATGGGCACAGGTGCAAGCTCGCCTTAAATTGGTGGCCGGAAGTCAGGAAAACGCTATTTACCTAAATAAGCAGATATTTGAATCCGCACAGCGTGCAAGAGGCGGGTATTTGGAAATGGCGGATGCTGTAATCCAGGTATCTCAATCCGCACATGACGCGTTCCCTGACCCAAGAAAAGCCGTAGAATTCATGGAAGGTATCCAAAAGGTATTCGCTATTGGCGGTGCATCGAAAGAAGCACAAAAGAACGCCATGCTTCAGTTAACGCAAGGTTTGGCATCCGGTCAATTACAAGGTGACGAGTTCCGGTCTATTGCTGAAAACGCGCCTATGATTGAAAACATCATTGCTAAAACTATGGGCGTATCACGTGGCGAACTTAAAAAGTTAGCATCGGAGGGCAAGATTACCGCTGATGTAATTAAAAACGCTATCATGACTAATATGCCTGAGATTGAAAAGCAGTTTGAATCGCTTCCTAAAACTTGGGGCGATCATATGCAGTCGATTAAGAATAAAGCTATTCGGGCGTTCGAGCCTGTGTTCCAGCGAATATCTGACCTTGCTAATAGTGAGGGTGTCCGTGAGTTAGTGGATAACGTAACAGGAGCTATCCAAACGGTAGCGCCGGTATTCTATTGGCTGGTAGGTGTTATCGGTGAAACGATTAATACTGCCGTATGGGCCTTTAACACGTTATCTAACTTTGTTAGACAACACTCGTCTATCATGTATACAGCAATGATAATACTGGGTGGAGTTATGGCGTTTTATGCAATTCAGGCCGGTATAGCAGCCGGAAGAACGATACTTGCTGCGGGAGCTATGGCGATTAAGGCTGTAGCAGATTGGGCGGAAACTGCTGCTCTGTTAGCAATGATTGTAGCTCAAGAAGGCTTGAACGCTGCATTGTACGCCTGCCCATTAACTTGGGTAATCGGTTTAATTGTTGCAGTTATAGTCATAATCTACTTAGCTGTAGAAGCTATTAACTATTTCTGTGATGCGAATATTAGCGTGCTAGGAATCGTAGTTGGTGCTTTTTGGGCGTTCGGTTCTGCTATTTTCAATGTGTTTGCTTTGGGATGGAACATCATCGCAGCATTTGTTAATTTCTTGGCCAACGTATTTAAAGACCCATTACATGCAGTCGCTAACTTGTTTATCGATATATGGAATGGTATTTGGCAATTCGTGAAAGCTAGAATTAACGATATTATCGATGCGATTAATAAAATCCCAGGCGTAAATATCGATAAGGTAGGCGGGTCTACTGGCGTACTAGAACGATTTGAGATTGCCGGCGGTGAAACTACTGTCATGGGCAAGATGGATTATTCTAGCGTTACAGGAGCTTTCGGCGAAGGCTATAACATTGGGGCTAACCTTAGCCTTGGTGATTTGATGCCTAGCATGCCTGGTGTTAAAACTCCTCAAGAGTTCGACGCTAGCAAAATTACTCCAGGTGCTGATCATGATGCGGCCGATAAGACTAAGAAAAATACAGGTAAGACTGCCAAGAACACAGGCAAGATTGCCAAGTCTATCGACATGACAAATGAGGAAATCAAGGCACTTCGTGAAAGTGCTATCGATAAGTCCTTGAAGAAATGGCAGGATGCCAATGTAATTCACATTCAAATGAATAACGATGTAGAAATCAACAACGGCACTGACCTAGATGGCTTTACAAGTCAAATCTCGAAAGGCTTGAAAGATGCATTTGCTATTCAAAGGGAGGGAATCTAAATGTATTACTTCTATATGGGGACGATGCAGATACCGATTCCCCCTAAAGAATTAACCACTACTATCAATGGCAAGAACGAAACAATGGAACTATTGGGGAAAGGCGAAGTTAACGTTATTAAACCGGCAGGGCTTACTGACATTGCTTTTAAATTCTTGTTGCCTAACTCTGATTATCCATTTAATGAGTCCTTGCTCTTTAAGTCTAAGAAGGCTAAGTACTATATCGATGAACTCGAAAAACTCAAAACTACAAAGACGATCTTCCAATTTATCGTAGTTCGAATGAAACCAGGCGGACAGATGCTAGCTATGACTAACATGAAGTGTACGCTTGAAAACTACGTCATAGAAGAAGACGCAGATAACGGCTTTGACTCTTATGCTAGCGTTACGTTAAAGCAGTGGAAACCTTGGGGTGCCAAACGCATCGAAGTAAAGACTGATAAGGACGGTACTGCAAAAGGTAGCGTTAAGTCGGACAGACCTACGGATGGTAAGGTGGCCGCATCAACTGCTAAGGTATCCAAAGGGCAGACTTTACAGCAAATTGTTAAGAAGCAACTAGGCAATACGGATAACTTATTCCAAATTGCTGCGCTTAACAAAATCGCTGTACCGGCTATCTTGGGAGTTGGCCAAATCGTCCAGCTTAAACGTGAGGGTAATAACGAATGGCTATAGATGAAAAGAAAACGGTCGAAAAATCTCAAATCAATGGCACTATCATTCCGTTACCCATGCCAACTCAACTTCACTATGAGCTGACTATCAGAAATAAAAGCACTGGTGATTTATGGCTCATAGAACCCGAAGACGGCGTACAAATTACGAGAGCAGTTGACTGCGTTCCAAGTAAGATGACATTTAAAGTACCTAAAGACCCTAACCTCAATTTTGAAGAAGGTGATACTGTCAAGTTCACCTTAAACGGAGGAGCGGTGTTCTTTGGGTATGTCTTTGAGAAACAGCGTGACGGCAAGAATTCGATATCAGTTACTTGCTATGATCAGATTCGCTATCTCAAGAATAAAGACTGCTATGTTATCGGAGCTATGACTGCGACTGAGTTCATCAAAATGGTAGCCGATGACTTTGGGTTGAAATGTGGTTATATGGACGATACCGTGTGGAAAACTCCTGAGAAACCGCAAACCATATTCAAAGATAAGTCACTGCAAGAAATGATATGCCAACTACTCGATAAAACAGCCATATACACGCCTAATCACGCGTTCTATCATTTGTACGATGATGCGGGCGAGTTACGGCTGGCATCGTTTGAGACTATGAAGACAGATATTTACATCGATGATGAGTGCATGGAGGATGTGCAGTATACCACTTCCATAGACAAGGAAACATACAACTATGTAAAAATCGTCCGTACAGTTCCAAATGGTGCATCAAGTAAGTTGGAGAACACATTCATAGCTAAGGACGATAAGAACATCGAGAAATGGGGCAGATTACAGTATCTGCTCATTCCTAAAGAGAAGGACATCAACGCAGTAGCGCAAGCTAAGGCAATCATGGCTCACAAAAACAAGAAGAGCCGTGAGATTAAGTTAAAAAATGTCATTGGCGATGTACGTGTGCGTGGTGGCTCGTTGGTTTACATTAACCGAAACTTTGGCGATATGATTGTTAATAATTACATGATGGTAACATCTGTTACTCATACGTTTAAAACAGGATTTCACGGAATGGATTTAGATTTACGATACGTTGATAATGACGCAGCTTATGAAGTTGCAAAAGACGAAGATGCAGAAGCAGTTAAGAAAATCGAAGCTGCTAAAAAGACCAAAAGCTCCGCAGTCACTACTGGGGCAGGCGGTACAGCAGGTCAAGTCGATACCGCATTCAGCGCCAATGACGGCCGAGTATCTCAATATGGTAGCGTAGGGTGCGCTGACACAGTATGCGCTACTGGGTCTTGGTACAATTCTGATTTGAAAGCAGAATATGACAAAGGGACGGCATCTGTTCCTACACTTCGCCAAAACCTAGAAGCGAAAGGCTATGTTACCGAGCAGTTTAACGGCTATGCCAATAAAGGCGATTTATTGATTTACGGCGACGATGATCATGTCGTAATCGCTGATGGCGCAGGCGGGTGCTTTGGTAACTCTTCGAGCCGAGGTTATGCTATGAAATACGGCAACGCAAATTATGCTTGGCACAATGATGAAGCACCAACTAAGATTATTCGAATGGGGGCTAAATAATGGATAGCGAGTACATGAAAATCGTTAACACGATTAAAGAAATAGCGAGCACCGTTATATCAAATGGTGAGCCTATGGAGGTAATCGTCGGCGAAGTTGTCAGTGTATCCCCGCTAGCTATTAAGATTGACCCTAAACTAACTGTACCTGAAGAGAATATTATTCTTACCAAAAACACCTGTGAATGGACTATGGAGATGAGCGTTGATCATGTTACAGAAAACAGAGCAGGTGGCGGTGGTATGGCTGAATACGCAAGCCATAACCATGAGTACAAAGGGCGTAAGAAATATCTCGTTCATAACCAATTAGTGATGGGAGATAAGGTCATTATGCTGAAGGAGACCGGCGGACAGCGTTACATAGCGTTAGACCGATGGTATAACCCGAATAGGGGGTGCACGACTAAGTAATGGCAGATAATTTACTATTACCAAAACAAAATAACGATGCCCTTATTCCTGACACAGTGAATTACATTGAACCGTCGCACACGTATGATGTTGATTTTAGAACAGATAGCCAAATTAGGGGCTATGCGGATAAGTTGCGAGCTATGGAGCAAGCTATATATAAAATCATCAATACGGAGCGGTACCAATATATTATTTACAGCTGGAATTACGGCATCGAACTACAGGACTTATTCGGTCAGCCAATTCCGTATGTGTACGCTGAGTTACAGCGTCGTATAGAAGAGGCTTTACTGAATGACGATAGACTAACTAAAGTATACAACTTTGATTTTAGCCACGAAGGTGGTGACGTCATGGTTGAGTTTGATGTAGATACCATCTATGGTACGCTACAAAAAATCAAGAAAGGGGTGAAAGGTATTGTATGAGCATATGACGGCCAATCGAATTGAAAAACGAATGCTCGATAGAGTTAAAGATGAATTCGATCGGCGCGAAGGTAGTGTTATATACGATGCTACAGCTCCGGCAAGCGTTGAGTTTGCAGAACTCTACATCCTAGCCGATGTGATTCTGAAACAAGCGTTTGCAACAACTGCAGACCGGGAATTCCTAATACTTCGTGCTGCGGAGTTTAATATTTACCCGGAACCTGCAACGCAAGGCGAATTTGAAGCTCAGTTCAATATGGAGGTACCGCTTGGCTCTCGATTTAATTACAACGAATATAACTTTGTTGTAACAGAGGTAATCGACGACGCAGAACATAAGTACAAGCTCAAATGTGAACAGTACGGACGCACTCCTAATGCGACTACAGGTGATATTACACCAATACAAGGTATTAATGGCCTTACCTCTGCGAAGATATTGAAGAATATCACGCCTGGTGAAGATGAAGAAGACACCGAAGTATTCCGAAAACGGTACTTTGATGCTCTGAAATCTAAAGCCTACGGCGGTAACGGTGCTGATTATAAGGAAAAGGTATTAGCTATCCCAGGCGTTGGTGGTGTTAAAGTATACCGTTGTTGGAATGGTGGCGGTACGGTTAAGCTAGTCGTGTTGAACAGTGACTACAAACCGGCGGCCGACGAGCTTATTAAGGAAGTAGAGAACGTTATAGACCCAGCGCCAAAAGGCAAAGGGTACGGACTCGCTCCTATTGGACATACTGTAACAATCGAAAAGGCTGACCCGGTAACGATCAACTACCGAATTGAGGTCACTATGATGAGCGGGCACAATATTAACGAAATTCAAACACTTGCAGAGAACGCCATCAAGCAACGATTGCTTCTACGTGCTAAGGAATGGTGTAATCAAGACGAGAAGGAACATGTTATTCTTCGGACTAGTCTTGTAACGGCTTTAATGGTTGAGCTTCCTAATGTTCTTGACGTAGGTAGGATTACTATAAACGGCGCTTCTGTTTCAAAACTCGAGTTGAAGGATAATCAAATCCCAGTAGTAGGGACGATTACTTTGGTGGCAGTATGATTACAGATTTCGGTATTTTTAAGAGAGATATTGATATCTCACAATTCGCCGTTCCGTTAACTCGAGATTCTCGGGATATCCAAGAAATCTATCGAGTAGAATCTGCAGAACTGCAACTGCTATGGGATATCATGCTAGCTATCTTTAAAGAAGAGTACATCTATACTGCAGCAGATTACGGGCTTGAAGCATGGGAACAAATATTAGGCATCAATCCTCCGGATTTGACAGACACAGAAGGACGCAGAAGTGAAATACTATCAGTATTAATCGGGCAGCGTCCTTTTACTATGCCAAAAGTACAAGAAATGCTTAACTTCAAGTTTGGCAATCATGTAGTAAAGCACTCCGTTGTATCTGATAGATACGAGTACTGGCTAGATGTAGTCGATGGATTTGAAACACAGCTCAACAATATTGTCGATTATGTGGAGCCGTTAATACCTAAGAACTTAATCATAAAGACAAAAAGTACTACAAACATTAACGGCGAAATATATGTAGGCGCTATCTCTGATGTATACGAGTCCTTCCATGTCGGAGCGGAATTAGATAAGTTTGATTTCAAAGTAGGCTCTGACATTAATATAGGCATGAGCTTCGACGTATTAGAAACAATTAAAGTATAAGGAGAACACATGGCTTCTATTTATCCAAATACACGGTTAACCAATTATGGCCGTGAGTTAATCGCTAGATCGCAAGCAACCGGTAAGAAGTTGCAATACATTAAGCTAGTTACTGGTGACGGTCAGCTCGATAATCAAAATATCGATACTATGACCTCTGTACTAGCCCCAAAATTAGAGTGCCCGTTCACTTCGGGCGGTGAATTCGTAGGCGACGGCCAATTTAGAATTGAATTCGCTGTTGGCAATAGCACAGTAAATAGCGGATTCTTCGCTAGAGAGTTAGGCGTATATGCTAACCTTGAGGGTGAATCTGATTCCGCTGCTAAACTAATTGCATATAGTAATGGTGGCAACTATGCATCCTATATTCCGTCCAAGGAGACCCCAATCAATTCTAAAGTATTCTCTTTAGATGTTGTAATTGGTAATTCTACCAATGTAACCGTTAAGAAGATTGATGCGGCGTATCTGACTAGAGGGGCATTAGAGGCCCATAGCCGTGACACAAGTGCACACGCTCCTATCACAGACCAAATTAAAGCAATCCTTGGTAGTGCTAACTGGAAAGACTCCCCGGCTAGTACACTTGTTACAATTAAAAACCTGTTAGGCCAAGGTGCTATTGTAGCATCTAAACTAACTAACAATAGCGGATATGTAAAATTTGCTAATGGTTTCACTATCCAGTGGGGATTTGGTGGACAAGATAATGTAACGAAAACAGAGGTTACATTCCCTATTATATTTACTACGTTGTTTATGGCTAATGCTATTGATGCATTCTGGTCTGGTTCAGACACTCCTAGGTACTTTGCAAATTCTGCCAACGAAAGTAGCAATACAAAAGCTGTGTTTGTGGCAAGTGATAGATATGCAGCATCGTATTACTGGTTTGCATTAGGCATGGCATAAGGGAAGGAGAAAACACATGAACCAATATGTATTTGTATTAAATGAACAAGGTGAACGCATTACATCTTTTGTTGATAATTTGATTAGCAAAGATGAATTACTAGATCATGCTAAAAAAGAATGGCCAGATGCAGCGGATTATATTTACTCTGCAGACGGCGATAGTATGCTAGATGAATTTATGGCTGGCAAGCTTTATGTAAATGGTGAGTTTGTAATTCCACAACCAAAAGAACCAACTAAGGCTGAACAAATTGCAGAAATTAAAAATTACTATGATAAACGATTTGATGCACTTGATAAAGCCGTATTGCGTAGGCGATTAGCTAATGCAGATATTAGTGATTTGCAAGCACAATATAAAACTTTACAAGCTGAAATGGTAACTAAAATTAAGGCGGTGAAATAATGGACGTGTTCGAAATTAAAAGTGATGTTCCTGTTATGAAGTTTTGCGAATTTTGTTACGCAACGTTAAACGAAGATGGTACTTGCCCTACACAGGGGTGTGTCCATAATGATTTAATGGACGAGGAGCACAAAGATGAAACTACCGGTTCTACACAACCTTGATGCAATCAAAGGGGAAGTGATTTCTCTAAATATTGGGTATAACAATCTTGTTGATGAGACAAATCTCTTTGCTTGTGTTCGTAAGTGTCCATACGACGAAGAATATAAAGTGAAGTTTAGTATCAACGTATCTACTGATGCTTTGACAGATGATGAAGCTTGTAAAATCACTCTTTCTTTAGATACAAATACGCTCGAAGCTGGTAAATACCAATGGGATTTGTTCTTATGGAACGGCGCCCGTCCTATTAAATGCCTTGTGAAAGGACAGGCTAATATAATTGAAGGTATTAGTAATAGGGGGAAATAATGGACGAACTACACATTCGCGAAGATAAAGAAACGATTAACGTTAAAGACAATACTCAGATTATTAAATTACAAGGGCCAAAGGGGGAACCGGGAGAGCAAGGCCCTCCTGGCCCTCCTGGACCTCCAGGCGAACCTGGTCGGAATGGTATTGATGGACTAAACGGCGAACAAGGGTTGCAAGGTATTCAAGGTATTCAAGGACCACCTGGTGCTCCTGGTAAAGATGGAAAGTCATTTACTTATGACATGTTCACATCGAAGCAATTAGAGGCTTTAAAAGGCCCTAGGGGTGAACAAGGACCACCAGGACCGCCTGGCAGTGGTGCTAATGTAGATTTATCGCCGTATGCAACTAAACAAGAAGCCGACAATCTTTATCTAAAGAAAGTCGATATAAGAAACTACCTTACTATGCTAGAAGACCCTAAGTATGCATTAAAATCAGAGCTAAACGATTATTTATCTAAAACAGATGCGACAAATAATTACGCTCAAAAGGGTTGGGCTACTCAAACATTCGCCTATAAGAATGATTTAGGTACTTTTATTAAGAAAAACGAGATTGCTCAATATGCGTTAACTCCTGGTGACGCTAGTACTCGTTACGTTAATAAACTAGAGGGGCAGTCCTTCGCTCAAAAATCTGAATTAAGTGATTATGTGAAGAAAGCCGAAATTAATCAATATTCATCGACTTCAAACGTACAACTCACCCCTGAACAGATTGAAAAGTTGAAAGGACCTAAAGGTGAACCTGGAACTCCTGGACAACGTGGAGCGGACGGCGAACGAGGACCGCAAGGGGTACCAGGGCCACCAGGGCCTAAAGGGGAACCTTTTAAATATTCCGACTTTACCGCGGAACAATTACTCGCATTAAGAGGGCCTAAAGGCGACCCTGGAAGCGGTGGTGGACAAGCAACTTCACAACCAGTCGAAATATATGAAGTTGAATGGGGAACGGCAGTACCAGGTGAGAGGGGCTCGGATAGAGGATATTTAGCGTTTGACCCCTTAACTGGTTGGGGTTACTTGCATTTTGATTTTAAGTTAACTACCCATTCCGGTAATGGCAACGTGGTCGCATCGCTTCCACCAAATTCGCCAGTTTCTGTACGATTGATAGAAAAAAGCGTTAATGTAAATAACAATAGTGTTTATGTTGAACGAAACAGCCGTATGATTAAGGCTTGGGGCGTACCAGCGAGCACACGTTATATTATTGATATTATAGGATTTTGGAGAAAGGTGTAATAGATGTGGACTTGGCAATTTGAGCTGAATGACATCTTAACCACTCTTACAATTGTAGGTGTGGTTGCAGGTGCCGGATATAGATTGTTGATTATTCCGTTGTTACAACAATTAGACTCACAACGGATGCAAGATAATCTTATTTTTCAAGAAAAATGGGGTGTCCTTACTGACACGCTAAAAGATTTGAAAGATGAAATTAAGTTATCACGTGCAGAGCGTATTAAGGCTAAAAGCAAGCAAGTATTATTATCTGCAAAGGTTGAAGCCTTAGAAGTGCGTGTTGAGGATATTAAGGATGAACTTCATGAACATACCTCAAAAGCTCATTAATTCAATTAAACAATCTTATAAATCTGTTAGGGTGGCAAACTTTCACCCTACAGGTATATTAGCCACAAGGGCACTAGTATTTATTATGCTAGTGCCTATTTTATTGGTGGTCACTCAATATGTTATGTCCTTTATTAGCGGGTACGTGTCAGACGAAGCGAATAAGCTGATTAATGTAGGCATTAATATTATTGACCACATATTCATACCTAGTGTCTTAACAGCCATCGTAGGCTTCTTAGGACTTTGGGTAGACAGAAATAATAATGGTATTCCCGATAGATTGGAAGAGGAGGATAAACGATGAAAGTATTTATTAATCCTGGCCACGATATTAATTTAGATAGTGGAGCAGTTAACCCGGTATATGGGACTCGTGAATGCGATGTGGCCCGTGATGCGGGCAAAATGTTAGCTCGCTATTTGGAAACTGCAGGATGCGAAGTTCGTACTCTACAAGATGACGATTTAGGTCTTGTATGTTCTGAATCTGATTCTTGGGGCGCAGATATCTTCGTATCGCTTCATTGTAATGCGTTTAACACGGAAGCTCGAGGAACTGAAACACTGTATAAGTCCTTTAATGGTCAACGATTGGCCAATGATATTCAAAGCCAAATCATCCGAAGCATTAATACAGTTGATCGTGGTGTTAAAAAACGCGATGACCTTTGGGTACTAAATGGCACGGATGCAACTGCAGTATTAGTTGAAATGGCGTTTATTGATAATGAAGAAGACCATGCTATGCTGACTAATGATTTAGATACTATCGTTCGCGCCATTGCTAGGGGGATTACTGACTACGCAGGAGGGATGTAATGTATGACAAAATCAAAGTTTTACTTAATAGCCTTAGTTACCGCTATATTATTATCGGCGGTATTGTGCTCCTCTCCGTCTTTTGCTGCTGGTACATCTTCTACCAGCCAAACGGAAGCAACAATCACGATTCCCTTAACACAGTGGAACGAATTGAAAAGCAACAACGAGAAAGCCTTGAGCTTAATAGAGGCATCCAGTCTTCCCTTGACCGAGGCTCAGACCTTAGTCATGAAGCAAAAGAACGAATTGACCGAAGCACACAATACAATATCGACATTGGAAACAGAATTGATGAAAGCAAAAATGCTATCCATGAAGCAAGAAGTTACCTTAAACGAAATGTCGAACTCATTGACCGAATTGAAGGGGCAAATAGAGAACGACAAACGAACAATCAAACGACTACGGATGCAACGCAACCTATCTCAGATGGTGGGAGCGGGAGCAGTGATTGGAGTAGTGATTCATCGGTAAAGAGGTGATCCATACATCTCCATAGCGTGTAATGGTGGATACACGCAACTATAATAAAAGAGCCTACTAACTTAGAAAATATCTAGGTTGGTAGGCTCTATTTTTGTTTGTAAAATTAATAAAAAACTATTGCGTATAACACGGAAACGTGTTATAATATAGACATAGGGAAGGAGGTGAAGCCGTTGAAGAAGTTAAGGAAGATAATAAAAAAGTGGCTACCTCTAATAACAGCACTTATCCAACTAGCAATCGCGATAAAACAGTTATTAAATCAGTAACCACAGGGGCTCTTTCGAGCCCCAATCTTCCTAACTATTATACCAATGGCAGGCATATGATTTCAAGATTAACTTTAATAATTAGCATTATTGCCTTTGTATTATCCGTCTACAATTTATTAGTAATATCAGGAGTACTGTAATGAAATTAGATGATGTAATGACAACGCAAGAGGCCGGTGAAAGATGGAATGTGCCAGCTGATTCTATTAAGCAATGCTGCTTAAAGAGATATGCAAATAAACAATTTACCGAAGATGAAGCTAGAAAATCTGGTAAGAATTGGCTTGTAACCCGTCAAGGAATGGAAAGACTATATGGTGAAGAAATGGATCATCACATATAATGTATATATTTTATGACATCATTTTGACATCATTTTATTAAAAAAAGGAATTGATGCCTTAGCGACTGCGATTGAAAAAAATAAGCCTATTGAACAAATACCAAAAAAAATATATGATCAATTGATATTTTAAGTTTTTAAATGTCACCTTTTCTGAAAGTTTTCTAATAGCTGTGATGAGTTTATTGGGTATAGCATGTCTTATATCTTATAGACAATACGGGCTTAATAGCTTATGATTACTATATAAGAATTTTTCTCATTAGGAGGTACTCAATGGCAGTAGATATTTCTAGAAC